CTTCACGGATGGGTCGCCAAGCAGCAAGTCCAAGTGGACATTAAATCCCAGATTAGTATTGTCGCCGCGCTGCAAGAGGCAGAATCTCGCGTCTTGGCGGGCCGCGTATATGACGCTACGCCGGATCAATTAGCGCATGAGCAACCCGCTGCGATAAAGTACGAGCAGGAGGTTCCCGCCCATGCCGCCGAATAACCGTCTCGCTCCCCTTTTACGCAACTCCCTAGCGTCTTATATCCCTGCCCCGTTAGAGCCGGGGATGCTGCCGCAGACGCCTTCTCGTTACGGGATGCAGGATCGCCTGACTAACCTCTCTATAGGCATGGGTCGTGGACTGACCGACCAACTAGAAGGCACTAAGCAGTTAGTGACGCAGCCGGTAGCCACTGCCCAAGCGCTTATAGAAGCCGCACGGCAGATGGGAACTGACCCACGTATTGTGTTGGATATGCTGCGTGCTGCTCGCCAGAAAGCCATGTCCGGTGCCCTTGGCCTCGGTGAACTCATTGGCGGTAACGTGCCGATGGGCGTGCGTGGTGCGCCGGTTATGCGTGAAATTGACGTTTACCACGGCAGCCCGCACCGCTTTGAGGAGTTTGACGCCAGCAAGATCGGCACGGGCGAAGGCGCTCAAGTTTACGGGCGAGGTCTTTATTTTGCCGAAAACCCCGATGTTGCAAAACAATACAAAAAAGCGTCGGATTTGACGCCGGAAGAATTAGAAAAACAATTAAAATATGCTTTGTATAAAGCAGAAACGTCAAATGACCCGTTGGTTAGAGACGCTTTTAAAAATGCCGCTGCGCAACTTAAACAATCAGGTGGAAAACAAGGATCGCTTTACACCGCTGACCTACCCGACGAAATGGTAGATCAAATGGTTGATTGGGATAAACCGTTAAAAGATCAACCTAAAATTTTAGATGCTGTTTTTAAAAGCGGCCTGCGTCATTCGCTTTACAGAGTTCATGGGTATAAAAAATTAGAAGATTTTACTGGCGGTGATTTGGTAAATATTGTTGGGAATCAACCTACGGGAATAAAGCGACTACAAGAGTTAGGTATTCCCGGCGTTAAGTATTTAGACGCTGGCAGCCGTAGCGGTGAAGGAACACGAAATTTTGTTGTGTTTCCCGGCGAAGAAAAGAAAGTTAAAATTTTAAAACGCGAATAATGCAACAGCCGATCTATAGCCCCGAAGAAGAAGAGTTGCTAATGAGCAAACTCTGGTCGCCCACGATCAAGGACGACCCAGAGGCCTTCGTGCTACTCGCTTTTCCTTGGGGCCAAAAAGGCACCCCGCTTGAGCATTTCCACGGCCCCCGTAAGTGGCAGCGCGACATTTTGCGCGACATTGCCGCCCACGTTGCTAAGAACAAATCCGTGACTTCTTATGAAGTCTTGCGTATGGCAACGGCGTCGGGTCGCGGTATCGGTAAGTCTGCGCTTGTGTCTTGGTTAATCCTCTGGATGCTAAGTACCCGCATAGGCTCAACGACCATTGTGTCGGCTAACTCGGAAGCGCAGTTACGCTCGATCACATGGGCAGAAATTACCAAGTGGCTGGCGCTGCTAATTAACTCGCATTGGTTTGAGGTATCGGCTACCCGCGTGATGCCTGCTAAATGGCTCGCAGAACTGGTTGAACGAGACCTTAAAAAAGGCACCCGCTATTGGTCTGTTGAAGGCCGTCTTTGGTCGGAAGAAAACCCAGATTCCTATGCCGGTGTTCACAACCACGACGGCGTGATGGTTATCTTTGACGAAGCCAGCGGTATTCCTGACCCTATCTGGTCGGTGACGGCAGGCTTCTTTACGGAAAACACCCCGCACCGATTCTGGTTAGCGTTTAGTAACCCTCGACGGAACGAGGGGTACTTCTTTGAGGCGTTTCACTCTAAACGTTTGTTTTGGAACATTCGCAACATCGACGCACGACTCGTCGAAGACACGGATAAGTCGGTTTACCAGCAGATCATTGACGAGTACGGCATCGACTCACCCCAAGCAAAGGTGGAAGTCTATGGAGAGTTTCCGTCAGAAGGTGATGACCAATTTATACCGCCTAGTCTTGTGGATGGGGCAATGGCTCGTAGCCGGTACAAGGACGAGACAGCGCCACGCGTTATCGGAGTCGATCCAGCGCGAAGCGGAGCAGACTCGACGGTAATTGTCGTTCGCCAAGGCCGCGACATCATCGCTATCAAACGCTTTAAGGGCGAAGATACGATGGAGATTGTGGGGCGTGTAATTGACGCTATTGAGGAATACAACCCAGCGCTAGTTGTGCTTGACGAAGGCGGGTTGGGTTACGGCATCCTTGATCGCTTGAAAGAGCAGCGCTATAAAGTGGTGCGTGGCGTCAACTTTGGATGGAAGTCCAAGACCCCGGCTATGTGGCAAAACAAGCGTGCTGAACTGTGGGGCGAAATGAAATCGTGGCTGAAAGACGCTGCGCTACCCAATGATAGGCAGTTAAAGGCTGACCTGACAGGGCCAAAACAGAAAATTAATTCCTCTGGCTCTATTTTGCTGGAGTCGAAGAAAGACATGAAGGCGCGTGGCCTTGCATCGCCTGACGCTGCCGACGCCATCGCCGTCACGTTTGCGTATCCAGTCGCGCACCGCGAATACCGCGAGCGACCCCGCACGATTACCACAAGCCGCGAGAGCGGCATGATCAACACTTGGATGGGTGCTTAATGGCTAAGAAGTCCGTCAGCCTCTCGGTTGGTAGAGGAGAAAAACAGCCCGTGTCAAGAGGGGCGGGATTGACCGCGAAAGGTCGTGCAAAATACAATCGGGCAACGGGTTCTAAATTGAAGGCTCCGGCGCCCAATCCGAAGACAAAAGCGGATGCAGGACGTAAAAAGTCGTTTTGCGCCCGTATGAAGGGTGTCGTTCGCAACGCCAAGGGGCCAGCAGAACGCGCCAAAGCGTCACTTAGACGATGGAAGTGCTGAAATGGCTGCAAAAAAGGGTCTTTATGCGAACATTCATGCTAAACGCGCTCGAATCGCTGCGGGATCGGGCGAGAAAATGCGTAAACCGGGTTCTAAAGGCGCTCCAACAACTGCCGATTTCAGAAAATCCGCCCTTACCGCCCGAAAGCCCCGTAAATCCTCCAAAAAAGGTTAAAAAACATGTACGGAAAGAAAAACCCCGGTCTAATCGGCGTGTCTCCCGGCGCAACAGTCGGTGACATGATTGAAAACACTCGTCGCATGCAAAAACCCAGCATGCCCAAGCGACCTGAAATGCGCCGAGTCAATGAGGACATGTTGCGAACGACGGTAGATTTTCGCCCTTCTCTTATGCCGCGCGGACGGATGCGCTAATGCCTCTTGTTAAGTCGCCTAGCAAAATTGCATTTCGCAAAAACATCAAGGCCGAAATGAAGGCTGGCAAGCCCATAAAGCAAGCCGTTGCCATCGCGTATTCGGTCAAGCGCCGCGCTGCGGCTAAGGGCAAGAAGGGCAAGTAATGGCACAAGACCCGACAGGGATAAAAGGCGCGGCTCAGGTCGCTAATACGCCTGAAAGCCGCCGTGGGCGCGATGCGGGGGATATTCTTTCCCAAGCACGCACTCGGATGCAGTTGTCCCTGACGGCTTATAGCGAGTCTAGGGACAGCGAACTAGATGATCTGCGCTTTATGGCAGGTAGCCCAGATAACCGCTGGCAGTGGCCGCAGGAAGTATTAGCCACCCGTGGCGCAGTGCAGGGTCAGACGATTAACGCTCGTCCCTGCTTGACTATCAACAAACTGCCTCAGCACGTTCGGCAGGTCACTAACGACCAGCGCCAGAACCGTCCTGCGGGCAAAGTTATCCCGGTCGATGACAAGGCAGACATTGAAGTCGCCGAGGTGTTTGACGGTATCGTCCGGCATATTGAGTACATTTCGGATGCCGACGTTGCCTACGATACCGCCTGTGAGAATCAGGTCACGTACGGCGAAGGCTATATCCGCATTCTGACCGAGTATTGCGACCCGGATTCGTTTGACCAAGACATCCGTATCGCTCGCGTTCGTAACTCGTTCTCGGTATATATGGACCCGCACATCCAAGACCCGTGCGGAGCCGATGCAGAATGGTGTTTCATAACCGAGGACATGCCCCGTGAGGAGTTTGAGCGTCATTTTCCTGACGCCGAACCCATCTCGTCGATCCAGAGCCGTGGTATTGGTGACGAGAATCTGGCGCAGTGGATTACTGACGACTCCGTTCGGATCGCGGAATACTTCTACGCTTACTATGAAAAAGCGAAGTTAAACCTGTATCCGGGCGGTGCTACCGCCTACGCTGGCTCGCCTGAAGCCATGCAAATGGAGGCTATGGGCCTCACGCCAGTGCGTAGCCGTGACGTTGATATTCGCCGCATTAAGTGGATGAAGACCAACGGCTACGAAATCTTGGAAGAACAAGAGTGGCCGGGTAAGTCGATTCCGGTTGTCCGCGTCGTCGGCAACGAGTACGAAGTTGAGGGCCGAATCTACATCAGCGGCCTCGTGCGTAACGCTAAAGACGCGCAGCGCATGTACAACTACTGGGTATCCCAAGAGGCAGAAATGCTTGCCTTGGCCCCTAAAGCGCCGTTTATCGGCTATGGCGGCCAATTTGAAGGGTACGAGCATCAGTGGAAGACCGCTAATACGCAGAACTGGCCGTACTTGGAGGTTAATCCTGACGTAACCGACGGCGCTGGCAACATGTTGCCGTTGCCGCAACGTGCTGCTCCGCCTCTTGCTCAAACCGGCCTAATTCAGGCTAAGATGGGCGCGTCGGACGACATCAAGTCTACGACGGGTTACTATGACTCGTCTCTGGGCGCTACGTCTAACGAGCGTTCGGGTCGAGCCATATTGGCGCGTGAACGTCAGGGCGATACGGGGTCATATCACTACGTCGATAACCTTGCCCGCGCTATCCGCTACGTGACGCGCCAACTCGTAGACTTGATTCCGAAGATTTACGATACCCAGCGTATCGCTCGCATCATTGGTATTGACGGTGAAACAAGCACCGTGCGAATTGACCCGATGCAAGCCGAGCCTGTCCGTCAGATTATGGATCAGGCTGGTATTGTTATTGAGAAGATTTACAACCCGTCCGTGGGTAAGTACGACGTTGCGGTCACGACCGGCCCGTCTTACATGACCAAGCGTCAGGAAGCGATGGACGCGATGTCGCAAATCCTGCAAGCCAACCCGAACCTGTGGGCTGTGGCGGGTGACCTGTTCGTTAAGAACATGGATTGGCCGGGAGCGCAGGAAATTGCCAAGCGCCTTGCTAAAACCATTGATCCCAAACTGATTTCTGATCCAAACGAAGACCCAGCGCTACAGGCTGCTAACCAGCAGATTGAGGCAATGAGTGCGGAAATGGATCAGATGTTCCAGATGCTTCAGAACGTCTCAAGTTCAATGGAAGCCACGGAACTGCGGATTAAGGAACAGGAAGCGCAGATTAAGGCGTATGACGCTGAAACCAAGCGTATTGCTGCTGTGCAGTCCGGCCTAAACGAAGATCAGATACAAGACATCGTGATGGGCACAATTTCAGGTATGATGTCAACAGGCGATTTAATGCCCGCAAAGGTGCCCCGCGAGGCTCCGATGATGGGTGAGGGTATGGCATGAAACCGGCTGATTTCGTAGGTTTGTTGTTCCTAGCGCGGGATGTGACCCATTCCGTGCATTTGAACACCCGTTCGTATGCCAAGCACAAGGCTTTAGGCAAGTTTTACGAAAGCGTCGTAGGGCTGGCAGATGATTTTGCCGAGGCATATCAGGGCCGTCACGGCCTGATTGGCCCTATCTCGCTTCAGTCGGCCAAAAAAACTAGTAACGTCGTTGAGTTCTTGCAGGATCAGTTGGCGGAAATTGAAGAAAACCGCTACAAATTCTGTGACAAGGAAGAAACGGCAATCCAAAACATCATTGACGAGATCGTCGCATTGTATCTTTCGACGCTCTATAAGTTGCGCTTCTTAGCGTGAGGTAACTATAGTGGAACTTCTTAACCCCCTTTCTGACGCCGTTTTCCCGGCCAAATCCACGACCTACACCGGCACTGCTGGCACGACCGGCGAGTGGAACGCAGGCCCACAGGGCGTTGTCGTATGGTCCACCACCGACGCCTATATCGCTATTGGCGAAGGCGTTACGGCAACGACCAGCAGCACGCCGATTCCCGGTAACACCCCGATCCCGTTTATTGTGCCGCAAGGTACGGGCGCTCCTTGGCGCGTCAGTGCTTTGCAAGTCTTCACAAACGGCATCGTGTACGCAAAGCCGATTAACATTCGATGAGTTGGGGCGTTGCATTACGTAACGGGTTGCCGCTTGGAGTCGGCAACGTCCCATCTTTGGGATCACGAGGCTTTCAGTCTCCTGAAGGATGGAAATACAAGGTTTTATCCTGCGACGGAAATGTTTTCCCGTGTGATCGCAACATTGTTGATTGTGGCGGCACGAGTTATTTCGTCGTTCAACCCGTCATTGCCTGTAACGGCAACAGTTACGAACCGATTTAGAGGATTACACTGTGGCATCTCTTGACGTAATTGCACTTGATACCGCAACTCCGCAACTCCGTGCTCCGGCAGTAGGCGATACCTACCACTTTTGCCGTGTAGCCGAGTTCCAAGATGGCACTGCTGCTGCCCCCGGCATCACCAATGTCAGCGACACCAACACTGGTATTTACTTCCCGGCTGACAATACGCTTGGCATTTCTGCCAACGGCGTAGAGTCGTTCCGCGCGGGCGCTGCGTCGGTCATCGTCAATAACGATGCCGTTGATATTGATTTTCAAGTCAAGGGCGACACGGACGTTAATTTAATTTATGCCGATGCGTCTACGGATCGCCTCGGCGTTGGCACGGCTACTCCTGCGTTCAAGTTGGACGTTAATGGCACGGTCAAAGGTTCAGCCATTTACCTGACTGACATGACGGCTGGCACTGGCGCGTTGTATTACAACGTCGCTCAAAATCGTTTGACTCTGGCTAATTACAACGCCAGCGGCACCATTGTGTTTGAAAGCAATGGCGGCCTTGCCGCTGGAATTATAAACGCCAATGGAGATTGGGGTATCGGAACGACCACCCCCGCCTACAAACTTGATGTTAACGGCACGGCTAACTTTGCGGGCGGCGTAACGTATTCGGGCGGCACCGCCAACGGCGTGCTGTATCTGAACGGCAGCAAGGTGGCGACGAGTGGATCGGCGCTGGTATTTGATGGCACTAACCTCGGCATCGGGACTAGTTCGCCAAGTGCGCGGTTGGAGGTATCTGCTGGGTCTGCCGCAGCACAAATTACCAGCACTACAACTTCAGCAGGGGCAATTCCAAGACTTACTTTTAGCCATGCCGGAAATGATGCTTTTTCCATCGTAGGCGGCACATACATGGCTTGGCTGTCTAGCGGCACCACCGAGCGTATGCGCCTTGACTCCTCTGGCAACCTCGGCATCGGGACTAGTTCGCCTGATAGAAAACTATTTGTTTATACCGTTGACGCAACAGGCAAAATGGCGCTGTTCCAAAACGGCAATACAAATACCAATTTGTATTTAAGTTCTGACCCAACTAGTGGTGGCGCTGTAATTAACGTCAGCAACAATGCTGCATCTGCTGCGCTTCCGCTGCTTATTCAAGGAAACGGAACGACCAGAGTCACGCTTGACTCCTCCGGCAACCTCGGTCTGGGCGTCACGCCGAGTGCGTGGCTCTCAAGTCAAAAGGCATTGGAGGTTTCTGGTTGGTCTGTTAACGCCGCTAGCCTCACTTCTTCGTTGGCGACCAACGCATATGTTAACGCAAGTAGTCAGTGGATTTACAAGGCTACGGGCTTTGCCACCCGCTACGACAATGTAACGGGTCAGCATCAGTGGTACAACGCAGCCTCCGGCACCGCAGGCAACGCCATCTCGTTCACGCAG